TTTCCTCTTGCTTTTGAGGTCCACCTGCTGCCATAAACTTAGCATTCCCGATGATTGTACCTTTCTTACCCGATTCTCTTTCTTCCTTGGTGATGGATTCAACGATAAAACCATTGTTTCCGTACTGGTCTACTTCTTCCTTAAGGAATAAGGTTGCGGACAAATATTGTCCTTTTTTACCCTTGTACAAGCGTTTAGCGTTAATTTTACTTACGTCAATGTTTAAACTAATTAACTTTTGCATATTTGTTTTTATTTACTAAGTTGAATTTTGAAGGTTGAAGTTACAGACTTAATGGGTAGGTCGCCCTTATGGTAGGTTTTTTCTTTGTCCTCAATCTCCTTTTGCTTTTCCTTGAGCATTATAATCTGCTCTTCAAGTTCTGACCAACCAGGTAGGTCTGAAAAGTCATACTTAATGGAATCCATCTGCGAAACTGATGCACCAAGTACCTCTGCCTTACCTTTAGGGTGCTTCATTAGTTCTGCAAGAACATTCTCGGTTATTCGGGATTTTACTGACTTAACGAGTTGTTCTAAACCATTAAACTTAATTGCAACTTCTAATGGGTCAAGCAGTCCATCATTAACCTGCTCTTGTATTGCATCTGCCATAAGTTCTATACCAAACTTAGTGGGGGCGATATCCCCCACCTTTATTTCATTAACCTTTAAGGAGTTCATTTTTTCTTTCTTTTAATTGGTCCTTGATAAATTTGTTAGTTTCTATCTTATGCTTGTTATCATCGTAAACCTTTTTAAGTTCTACAATGTTACTTGCCTTCTTGATTGCAATAGCAAGTCTGCCAATGCTTAACTCTGCATCTTCCTCAATCACCTCAACCGCTTCAACTTCCATCTGTGGCAATGCTTCTACCATTGCAGAGATTGCTACTGTGGATGCATTAGGGATTGATTCTGCCTCTGATTCATCCAATACACCCAATCCTAACAAGTCAAGCGTTGCCCTCCGTTTTGCCTTGGTTTCTGCCTTCATAATAGCATTGGCATAAGCCTCACCTTTAAGTCCTGCAATGTTAACCGCCCCGATTGATTCAGTACATCTGCCATCAGGTAGGGATGCCTTACTTGTTACAATGTAAACCCCTGCTTCGGCATTTGTATCTCTGCTGGTAATTAGGTGAGAAACTTTATGCAACTTGTTAAGTTGTTGAGTTCCGGACCTTGTGCAGTAGAGTACCTCCTTTCCGTTAAGTCGCAATATGTCAAAAGGTTTAGTAAATGGGTCAAGTCCCATCCTTTCGCAATACCCGTTGTAATACCTAACCTTGTCGTTTGCCGACAGTTTGGATAAATCCCCCTGTAAGATTAACTGATTTGCAATGCTCGTCTGTTGATTCTGATTCTGTTCTTTCATTTTGTTTTGATTTAATGTGATATGGAAAAGCTTTTTCAATTCTAAATGGTGATGAGTTCTCCATCGTTGACTTATGGGTGATGAAGATTTCCCAATCTCTTATGCTTTTTAATCCATAAAAGTAATACCATTGATGCCGTTGCCGTTCTATTGATTCATGACATCTCAAAGGGAATGCCGTTGCTCGGACTTCATCACGCACCATTAAGGTCATTTCAATTCGGTCATAGTACATAGTCGGCATAATATTCGTGGTCATAATCTGAATCCATCTTAAACGTGTAAGCATCCATGCACTTCTGCTCTACCAATTCATAAAAAGCAGAATGAAACTGAGGCATGATGTTAAGGCAGTGATACCCTGGCATGAGAATCTCCCTAACATTTACATCAACGTAATCCTCGGCATCGTTAATGGTAGCGGTAACCATAATCATAATGTCTGCGATGCTAACCTTTAACCATTCCGCAGGTATGCGGACATTTGTTGTAACTTGTTTTTTCATTGCGATTGTGATTTGATTTGTGTTAAAGTTAATTAATTTCTTCTAATATATGAAATAATCTTTGCATTGTACTTAATCTAACTTTCCCAGTTTTTTCAGCACGATTGACTGTGGCAAGTGAGATGCCCGATAGTTCTGCTAACTTTTCTTGGGTTACTTCCTTTGCTCTGCGTAGTTTTCTAAGTTCTTCTTTTGTCATTTTATTGTTTTGATTGTTTAAAATATTCGGTACAAATCCGAGTAGATATCTATTTTGTTTTTCTTAATACCCTTTTCGCATTCCCTGCACCTACTTGCTAATCTATCCTTTGAGGATGCATTCTTGTTAAATTGGTCCTTTGGTTTGTGTTCTTTACATTTCGTGCATTGTTTCATTATCTTCATTTTGAGGTAAAATAATAGACTTAACGTAACCCATTAATCTAAACTGCTCAACAGTTGCTTGAAGATTCTGTACCGCTTCTCCGCTATAAATCATGGAATCAATTAACTCGCCAAGTAACTTATGACGTTCAATAGTGTTTAGGTCGCCCCATTTAGGCAATGGCATTTCGGACATAGTGATTGTGTTTTAATTGTGATTGTATAAAGTGATTTGCAACATCTGCATTTTACCCAAATAGGTTGCAGTATTTTCTTAGTATTCATTATCTGCAAAATTGGTCTTGAATCTGACCTACGACCCAAAGCATTGCGATAATTGTTGCCCAAGTGATGATTGTTTTTGGTTTCATTGTTTTTGGTTTTGTGTGATTATTATATTCTTATTTTTATAAAATCGTATTTTACCTCTTCTAACTGTTCATGTGTGAAATCAAACAGTTCAAAAATATGTGGGTAAAAATCTTCAAAGTATTCTGATTCAACATACTTTATCCTTAAATCTTCTATACCTTTTATAGATTTAAGAAGCATTTTTTTTGATGCTTTTGTGATGTCAATTTTCATAATGTGTAGTTTTAATTGTGATTTGATATATCAAGATAATACTTTATTTCAAACAAACAAATCTTTTTTAATCTTTTTTAAAATATTTTTTGTCGTTTACCCATAAAAAGAACCCCCGATATAGAAATATCAGGGGAGAATCACATTAAAAAAACACAATGAACACAGTCAAATGTCATTAGTAAATAGCATTCCGTGCATGGATTTTACGGAAAATTCAAGCATTTCAAAACATAATCTTTTTAACTCCTGCATCTTTTCAACCTCTTCACGGGTCATAGGATTGGCAGTTTCAAGCATAGTTAGGACCTCAACCGATGAAGATATGTATTCGGGATAGGTGTATCCTATCTCTTCTTCAACTTCTTCAACCTCTTCTTCTTCGCCTAAAATGAGGTCCTCTTCCATAGTTAAAGAACTTTGCCTTTAAATATCCTTTTGTTTCTGACCTCAAAGTTTTGCCCGTCAATGTCAATTAATGCCATACCCCAATTCCATTTGTTTATGGGCAGGTATGCCGGGTGCAATTCACATAGGCAACCAAGCGACCAGGTAGTAGTTATTTCTCCATTCATGTTTGATTCCGTATGTTCACTGGTAGAATGATTGTGTCCTTGCATAGCACTAACCTTACCCTTTAAAAACAATCCCCTGGCAATGTTTACGGGTGAGAATACCGAACCTCCGAACTCGTGACCATGAATTATATTTAAGTCACCTGCTTTCATTATCCTCTTGTCCTTGATTATCTCAATCCCTTCTGCCCTTGACTTGATGATATTTTCAAGTTCAAACTCTTCAACTCCGACAATCTCGTGTGCCTTCATCCAAAGAAAGTGAAAGTATCTTTCCTCATGGTTGCCAATCTTGAAATAAATCTTCGCATTAAATGTATTTTTCAAGACATCCATAAACTCCTTAAATGTCTTTAGTTCATGTGCAAATGACCTCGCCTTTGGGTCTTTGGCAAACCTTGACAATCCAAAGAAATCTAACGTATCACCATTCAAAAGGATGGCATCGGGTTTCTCATCTTTAGCATAATCAAAAGCACAGGTTAACGCATCAATGGAATGGTAAGGGATATGGATGTCGGAAAGAACCAACAAACGCTTCGCTTTTAACTCATAAGGTTCATAAATCGCCTCATCTGATTGTGGTAAATTATAAGGATTTTTTGGTCTATCATCAACCACTTTTCTAATTACAACCCTTTTACCGCCTTTTCCCTCAATACTTCTAAGTGTGTTACGAATTGTATCAACCGAGGTAAAAAGCAAAGGATTATCTTGATAAATAATCCTGGCAAGTTTCAAGGTCGGCATATCCCATCCGAACCTTTCCCTATAATCAACGCAAGTTTGTACTTTTGTCATTTGAAATAAAGATTAGCTTCAGCTTCCCTTCTACGAGTAAGTCCTGCAAGCACCTTGCCACCCGCCTTGTTCCACTTTGCAAACTCTGCCCTAATGCTTGGATCATTATGATTGGCATTTACCTTTTTTAGCAAGGTTGACTTTTGTAAGTTAACCACTCCGCAATTATATGCAAATGATACCAATGCACCGAATTGGTTCGAATTTATATGCGATGGCACTAATTTTGCCACTTTACTTGCAAACTCATCAGCAATAATTTCAAAGAGTTGTTCTGCTTTCTCTTGAGATATTGCATTTCCTGCAACAACTGGCGTACCATCCTCAAAGAAGGTATTGCCGTAACCAATTGTCCACTTTTTAGCCGAGCATTGGTAGGCTTTAAGTTTACAACCTTCAAACTCTTTAATCAAGTCTGCACCTTCTTTGTTGAGTTTCATATTTTAGATTTAATGTACAATGCACCGAATATCATTGCAACGATTGCAAACAACCATATTTGCCTTTTCTTTGCCTTTGCCTTCCATTCTATTACCTCACCACCTAAACGTGCTGAATCTGCCTGTAATAACCTCACACGAGCATTGTCAACAATATAGGACTTAATGGTATCGTGAATG